CTCGACTGTGGTGAAGCGGCTGACGGCCCTGGCCGACTCCGAGGAGTAGAGGGGGCTTCTGATGTCCCCGACCCCTCTCGCAACGCAGGCGGACCTCGAGGCCGCCTTGCAGCGGACGTTGGATCCGGCGCAGGCGGCCATGGCCCTGCGCCGGGCCTCCGCCCGGGTCCGCAAGTACAGCCGACAGCAGTTCACGCTGGTGGAGAACGACACCATCACCCTGCCCGGCAACGGCAAGATTCTGCGGCTGCCGCAGCGCCCGGTGGTCGTCGACGACACCCACCCGCTGACGGTGGTCGAACTGTTCGGAATCGCCGATCAGGAGTACACGGCGCTCGAGGGACGGGACTTCACCCGGATCGGCTCCGAGCTGACCCGCGGCGAGCAGTGGTGGGCGCCGACCCGGCTGATGGGCTGGCCGTTCATGCGGCCCATGGGGATCTGGGCCCAGCGGGTCCGGGTCACCTACAGCCACGGCTGGGCGGAGGTCCCCGACGACGTCGTCGATATTGTCCTCGACCTCGCGTCGATGGCCATGACGAACCCGCAGGGCCTGCGCTCGGAGTCGATCGACGACTACTCCAGAACGTTTGCCGCGGAGACCATCGGGGGCCCTCAGCTCACACAGGACCACAAGATTGCCCTGCGGCAGTACCGCGGCGGGTCGTTCTCTGTGGCGCCGGTGACGTGATGACAGCTATCGACATTCAGCCGCTGCTGGCGGCGGGCCGCGCTGCCCACGAGCAGCTGCTGGTGGACACGTGCACGATCAGCCGGCCGGGGGCGCCGACGCTGGACCGCTCCACGAGCGTGCTGACGCCGGGCTCGCCGACGGTCCTGTACTCGGGTTCGTGCCGCCTCAAGCCCCAGCGGGTTCCTCGCGACGAGGACGCGGGGGAGCGGCTGACGGTCGTGGCCCGCTACGAACTCGCGCTGCCGTTCGGAGCGTTGGCCACGGACGACCTGCAGGTTGGCGACACCGTCACGATCACCGCGTCCGGTGACACGCGGCTCGTCGACCGGCCGTTCGCAGTGATGGCCGTCGACTTCAGCTCGACCGCGACCGCATGGCGGATGACGGTGCAGGACGACACGTGACGGGAGGTCATCAATGACGGCCCCCGCGGTTCTTCCCCACGTCGATGCCGTCGAGGCGGCTCTCACCGCTGCCGGCCTGACCGTGTACACGGGTGGGGCTCCGGCCGACGTGAAACCGACCGCGGCCACTCCCTACGTGGTGCTGTACCCCGACCCGGGCCGGGCGGAGCGGGCATCGCTCGGCGACGACCGGGTCAACTTTTCCAGCGTCGTCCAGCTGACCTGTGTGGGGCTGACGGCAGGGCAGGCCCTGTCGGTGTCCGACCGGGCCATGGCCGCTCTGTCCGTGGTCCTGACGGTCGACGGGCGCACGTCCTGGAAACCGGAGTCCCTCGACGGGCAGCCGGTGCAGCGCGACGACGACGTCGTCCCGCCCTGTTTCTACGCCGCAAGCCGCTACCGGCTGCGCTCCGTCCCCCAGTAGAGGAGACCCCCATGGCAACCCTGACCACCCAGGTCATCAACCTCGCGGGCCTGGCCCCGACCTACAGCGCCGCCGCCGCATCCACGAAGATTGTGGTCGGCGAGCGGACGTTCCTGCACGTCAAGAACGCGAACGGCAGCTCGATGACCGTCACCCTGTCGTCGACCGCGAAGGTCCGCGGACAGCTCGCGGCCGACGTCGTCGTCACGGTCCCCGCGACCACCGGCGACATGATGATCGGCCCGATCACGCAGGACTTGTTCGCTGGCCTCTCGGACGGTCTCGCCTCGGTCACGTACTCGGCGACGACCTCGGTGACGGTCGCCGCAGTACGCATCTGACCTCCCGCCCGCCCCGTCTCGTCCGCCCCGCTGCTCGGGGCTTTTTTTTGTGCCCTGAGGAGGGTTCATGTCTGACCTGATCAGCGATGGCAACACGAAGGTTTCGTGGGTGCCGTCCATCGCGAACATCAACGCGCCGACCGCCAGCGAGCTGAACGGCGGCTCCGACTGGACGCTGCGGATCACCCCTGACGGTCTGAAGACGGACCCGTCGACCGCTGACGTTGACACCAGCTCGCTGGGATCGACGTTCACGACCAACCAGCCCGGCCGCCGCTCCTACTCGGTCGAGGTGACGTTCAAGCGTGGCAGCACCACGATCGAGGACCAGCCGTTCACGACGCTGACGTACAGTGCGTCCGGCTACCTGGTCGTGCGCCGCGGCGTGGCCTTCGCGACCGCCTACGCCACCAGCGACAAGGTCGAGGTCTACCCGGTGACGGCGGGCGAGGCGCAGAACATCGCCCCGGCAGCCAACGAGGTCTCGAAGTTCATGAGCCCCCTCAAGGTCACCTCCGACCCGGCGACAAGGGCTGTCGTCGCCTGATGCCGGACATCTCGGAGCTGCTGGCAGGGGCGTCGCCTCGCGAGGCCGCCATGCAGGTGTGTCTTGCGGGCGACGCGGGCGCCGAGCTGGAGGCGCTGGAAGAGGAACTCGGACAACTGGGGGAGTGGCGGCCGGCGTCGCTCGGCGAGGCGAATCCGGCGCTTGAGCTCCAGGAGCGGATCGAGGTCGCCAGGCAGCGGGTGCGCGATACGGCGGTCGAGTTCCGGTTCCGGGCACTCGGGCACCGCGCCTACAGCAACCTGCTGGCCGCGCACCCCGCCCCGGAAGGCTCCAAAGAGCCCTACGACGCGGGGACGTTCCTCCCGGCGGTCCTCGTCGCCTGCTGTATCGAGCCGTCGCTGACGCTCGCGCAGGTCGACCGTCTGCTGGACGTGGTGAACGACGGGACGGCCCGCACGCTCTTCGCCGCCGCCCTGGCGGTGAACGAGGAGCCCAGCCCGGTCCCTTTCTCGTAGCCCGCCTGCGGGACCACCGGCTCCCGTACCGGCGGGAAGTCGAGGCAGCGCGGGCCTGGGGCATCCCCCGCAGCATCCTCCTGGGCCGCCCGCAGCCCGCTCCGGGCGAGCCGCTGTGGCTGCCGGAGGACCGCTGGTGGGCGATGGCGCTGATGGAAGCCGAGTCCGGGCTGTGCGAATGCGGACACCCGCTCGCCGAGACGACGGCGCCCGAGAACGAGTACGCCTACGACGCCTCAATCACGAAATGCCACGCCTGCCTGGCCGGTGCACGCCGGGTGGCAGCCCACCAGGAGGACGGCGGCAAGACCGACGGCCTGAAGGTGTCCGTGTTCCGGAGGGAGTCGTAATGGCAGGCGTCGACGTGATCGGGCTCACCGTGGTGGTGGACGACCTGGGCACCTTTGCTGAGCGGCTGCGGGTGAACGCGGCGAAGGCCGTGAAGGTCACCAGCCAGAAGGTGCGGGACGACGCCCGGAACCGCATCAAGGGCCACAAGTACCTGCCCGCCTACCCGTACTCGATCACCTACGACGTCAAGGTCACCGCCGAGGGCGTCGAGGGGGAAATCGGGCCGGACAAGGGGCGTCCGCAGGGGCCGCTCGGAAACATCGTCGAGTACGGCACCTCGAAGAACGCGCCCCTTCCACATCTCGGCCCCGCGCTCGACGCGAACGCCGAAGACCTGGTCGCCGGTATCGAAATCGCCGTCCACCAGGCCATGTAACAGCACGTCAAGGACAGGGAATCCGCATGACCACCACGAGTACAAGCAGGAAGCCGCCCGCGCGCCGGGCGGCGAAGCCGACGCTGACGTTCGCCGACATCCGAGCGAAGATCCAGCGCCCGCGACGCATCGTCGACATGGTGCTGGACGCGGAGGCGTCAGCAGAGCTGGACGCCCTCGAGCAGCTCCTGGAGCGGGCGCAGCGGCACGACGAGGCCCACGACGCAGAGACCGCCCGGGATGTCGCGAAGCATCTCCAGGCGGTTGAGGCGCAGGCCGAGGGGTCCCGGGTGCGGTTCACCCTGGAGGCCATCACGCACCGTGCCTACCAGGCCCTCCGTGCGGACCATCCGCCGACGAAGGAGCAGATCGAGGCGGCGGCGGCGCGCGGCGGCAGGGAAGAACCGGCGTTCGACCCGGACGCTTTCGCCCCGGCCCTCGTCGAGGCGCAGCTCATCGAGCCGAGGCCTGGCTCCCCGGAGGAGTTCGCCGCGTTCTGGGACGACCTCTCTGATGGCCAGCTCGGCCAGTTGTGGCAGGCCGCGCTCGACATCCAGTTCCAGACCGGTGAGCTCGGTCCGCCCTCGCAGGCCGCCGCAGACATCCTTCGCTCCTTCGGGCTGGCCACCGACTGACCTGACCCGCAAGGCGTGACAACTGAATAGGGGGCTGCCGTGGCCGACCGTACCGTGCGCGTCCGCGTCATCGCCGAGATGCCGGGCTTCGGCACCGTCGTGCGCACCGGCACTGGCGAACTGCTGGCTCTCGGAGAGGCGTCCCTTGTAGCTGGGCGCGGAATTCGTGCCCTCGGCGCGGACGGGGCGGTAGCCCGCGCTGGCCTCACGGCCATGGGTGCTGGCGCCCGTGGCGGGGCGGCGGGAGTCCGGGAAGGGGAGGCTGCGGCGCTGGCCGCGGGCCGTGGCGCGCGCACCCTGCGCAACGAAGCGGCCCTCACCTCACCCGCCTTCGGCCGGATGGGCGCCGCGGCACGTACCGGTATGGGCTCGGTGCGCTCGGGTGTCGAGTCCGTCATCGGGCCCGTCAAGCACCTGGGTGCCCTCCTCGCGGGCGGGGCGATCATCTACGGGCTGCACGACATCATCCACTCGGGCAACGAGTACACCGACGCGATGAACAAGTTCCTCGAGGTCACGCGGGCCTCGGGGGCGCAGATGTCGTCGGCCGGCCGCGAGGCGCAGGCACTCGGCGCCGACATGAAACTGCCGTCGGCGAATGCGGCTGAGGCTGCGGACGCGATGGTGGAACTGGCGAAGGCCGGCCTGTCCGCGCAGGACGCCATCAAGGCCGCCCGCGGAACGGTCCAGCTGTCTGCCGCTGCTCGAACTGACGTCGCAACCGCGGCGAAGATCGAGGGCGACATCATGGACCAGTTCAGCCTCAAATCGTCCGAGGCTGCGCACGTCGCGGACGTCCTGGCGAACACGTCCAACAGCGCTTCTGGCGAGCTGATGGACATCTACTACGCCATGAAATACGTGGGCCCGATCGCCCACACCATGGGTGTATCGATCAAGGACACCGCCACCGCGGTCGGCCTGCTCGGCAAGTCGGGCATCATCGGCGAGACCGCAGGTACGGCGCTGCGGTCGGCGCTGGTCAACATGGCCAAACCGACGAAGATGGCCCAGAAGGGCCTGCACGAACTCGGCATCGAAGCGTTCGACAACAAGGGCCAGTTCAAGGGCCTGCAGTACGTCATCGAGAAGCTCGGCATGGCCAGCGAACACCTGACCACCAAGCAGTTCACGGCCGCTGCGGCGATGGCGTTCGGCAAGCCGGCCCTCGCTGGCATGGTCGCGCTCGCGCACCAGGGCGGCACGGCGTTTGAGCAGTTCGGTGTCCAGGTCGGTCGCGTGGGCGGCGCCGCAGCCCTGGCGGCAGCGGAGTCCAAGGGGCTGGGCGGCTCGATGCGCGGCCTGGGCAAGCAGATCTCTTCCGCGTTCCTCCAGATCTACCTGGGCATCGCACCCGGCCTCGAGCACATCACCCGGTCGATGACCAAGGGCGTCTCGGACGCCATCCCGTATATCAAGAACGGCATCCGTATCGCCGGGGACCTGTGGGACATCTACGGGCCTTCCGTTGAGGCGAAGCTTCATGCGGCGACCAGCGGTATCGGGCGGGCCGCATCGGGCCTCACCGCCCCGCTGAAAGCCGCGATCACATCGGCGGCCGTCGCCTCGGTGCCGCTGGCCATCACCTCCGTGCACTCCCTCGGCCAGGCCTTCGGTAACGCAGGCGCGGCTGCTCAGCCGCTGCTCGGTG